AGTACAACTACGAGATTTGGCAAGACCACCGTTCGCATTGAAGGACTAGCCGAGATGTACGCAAAGTTAGCGAAGATTGCGCCGGCTGCGGCCGAGATAGGACGGAAGCTGATCAACGTCGCCGTGGAGGAGACTTACAGCGGAAGTCAAGCGATGGTCCCTGTGGATGCTATTGATGGCGGCCAGTTGAAAGCGTCGGGAATAAAACAGAAAGCCCGTATCAATAAGAAGACCAACGTTGTGACGGGGGCTGTCGTGTATGGTGGAGCGAAGCTAATGAGTTCGGCCATTCCCAAGGTTCAAACAGCTTTATACTCGATAGTTCAGCATGAGAAGCTGTTCTTAAAGCACGACAGCGGGCAAGCGAAATACGTAGAGATCCCGGCGGTGTTGGCTGGGCGCACCTTGTTGGATGCCTTGAGTCAAGAGCTTAGCAACATCGCCGATGTTGTAAACGCGGGTATTGGGACTGGAGATATTTCCGGTGGAATTGCACAAGAGGACTTACTTGCCTAAAGGAGACAAGATGCCCAGGAAAAACAACTCCGTAGCAAAGCTGGTGGCAACGGTGAAATTCATTCAGGACGAGAATCCCTTTCTGGCGGGACATTCTTATCAATTGCCCCTTGGAGAGGCGGAGAAATTCATTCGGCATGGAGTAGCGATTAGGGACGGTATGTCTCAGGATGACGGAAAGACTTACTCGGAGGAATAGATCATGCTTCTGCTTGTAATGCTACTCCAACTGATGCTTACCCCCTCTGGGAGTAATATGGCGCTGTTCGGCGCACAGGGGTTCGGGCATGCTTGCCCGGTGAATGGCATCATCTTGACCGCCGAGCACGTGACTATCAACAACCCCCGCGGGTTTTACTGGTCGGACCAGTTTGAGAAGCGTGGCACGCTAACGGTGGAGGCACCCACCGACCCGAGGGACATTGTGAGGTTGAGCCCGGCTTCTGGAAGCATTCCGGCCTGGTATGTGCTTGGCTATGCGCCGAAGATCGGGGAAAAGGTTCACTGGCAGGAGTACAATCGCAAGGACGCGAAGCACGCTTTGCACCCCAAGACGGTAGAAGCCGAGATTGTCAATCTCTTGGGCGGGCAGATCATTTTGAGCGAAGCGCCAAGCCCCGGTGCGTCCGGTGCGTGTGTACTAAATCGGACAGATGAAGCGATTGGAGTTGTGGCGTTTGGCTTGACACTGGACGACGGGAAATCCGTTCTTGGGGCAGTGAACATCACCGAGGGCCTGGACTGGGGAGTTGAGTAGATGGCTTCAGCGGCAGTAGACCTGATCACTTACTTGGATTCATCCGTCAGTGAGACGGCGGGCACGGATCTATTCGAAGGCCCAGCTCCCGAGCTTCCCGCGAATTGCGTTGTGCTAACTCATTATGGTGGGGAACCCCCGATGGCTCGCGTGATGGGAGCAAGTCTGAGCGCTCCCGGAATCGAAGTTAGCAACGTCCAGGTACTTGTTAGGAATACTGACATGGCAACGGCGAAGACTCGGGCGGATGCGTATCACGCGCTTCTAGACAACTTCAACGGGACGGCAACGAAGACGTACTTCCACATCACGTCAATCGACGGCCCCCCGCATTCACTCGGGCAGGACGCGGCGGGGCGCTGGCAGTACGTGAGCAACTACCGATGTCAGCATTCGAGGTCATAGGATGAGCGAGACATTGCTCCGTGAAATTCTAGGCGAGCTGAAGACACATAGCCGCTTGCTAGAGCGGTTACTGGAGCAGTTTGACTCGGATGAGGTTGTCATCACGTGTCCCTTCTGTGGGACTGCTGACGAGGAAAAGATTCAAGACACAAGCACGATGAGCGAACGAAGGCTTACGTGTACTTCCTGTGGGAAGAGTTTTCAGCCGGTGATCCCGGCAGAGGAGTAATCAGATGGCCGATCCGGTTGTCTTAAGTGATTGTAGAGTATGGTTCGCCGGATACGACTTGTCCGGCGCGTTGAACGAAGTTTCGATTGATGCATCAAAGGCCGAGAAGCCGGATAGTCGATTCTCGGATGTAGCGGAATGCTCGTTCCCCGGCATTCAGTCCGTGCGCGCGACGGTGAAGGGGTTCTTCGCTTCGTCCACATTGGCGCTCGGTGAGCCCGACCCGGTGCTCTTCTCGAACTTTGACGTTCCTGTGGACTGGCCGCTTTTCATCACACCGCCCTATGCACCTACGGCGGCTGCTGGTGCGGTTAGCAACATCGGGTATCTCATCGTGGGGAAGCAGTACAACTACAAGCTGGGCGCGGGACATGGCGAATCCCTAGTGTTTGATGTTGCTACGCTTCCATCCACCCTGTACAAACTCTCCCGCCAGACCATCGACAAGGCGAAGGCGCTGGTGACTGCGACGACAACCACCACGGGCGTGCAGCTCGGGGCGCTTCTCGCAACAGACCAGCTTCTCGTAACGCTGCATGTGTTCGCAATTACTGGCGGGTCGTGGGTGCTCACGCTAGAGAGCGACGACAACTCGGGGTTCACGACTCCGACTGTGAGAGATACGTTTACGGCCGTCACTACGGCGGCTACATTTCAAGTTCGCAAGACGGTTGGCGCGATCACTGATGATTGGTGGCGTACCGTACTCACGAAAACCGGTGGCACGAATATAACCTATGGGGTCACATTCGGTAAACAGTCCATCGTGTAACTCTCTGTCGATTGGAGTAACTCTATGGCAGATCCTGTTGTTTTTAAAGACGCCTTCGTTGGGATAACCACATCGACGGCGAGCACCACGTACACCGAATTATCTGGGAACAAGGACATTCAGATGCCTCTCTCGAAAGCTGAGCTCGCTAACTCAGTGATGGGCGATGCAGCCGAGACGTTCTTCCCCGGAATCATGAGCGCACCACTTTCTCTCACGTATCGCCAGGACTTCTCGTCAGCCACCATCGGCGTCGATGCGTTGCTCTGGGGCTTATTCAATGGTGAAAAGAAAGTGAAGGTCAAGATTCGTCCTGTGGATGCGGCGGTGAGCACAACGAATCCGAGCTATCTCTTCAATCGGATCTACTGCTCATCGATCACACCATTGAGCGGATCGCATGGTCAGCTCTTGGAGAACAAGGCGGAGTTCCGTCTTCTCTCTCTGGGCACGCTCACTCGTTCCACCAGCACGTAGTTCTGTGTTTCAAGCGGGGCGCGCATGCATCACGCGCACTTTAGAAAGCGGAGGTTTGTGAAATGGCGTCTTCAACAATCAATTTCGTAGGTTCCCCACGAAAGCTTAAGTACATCCTGTCTGCGGTTCGCAAATTCAAGGTAGCCAACGGAGGTATCCCTTTGTGGAAAGTCAGACTCCCCGATTCTGATGGCATCGCTGCTATCCTCGATGGCGAGGTCCTTACTCGGGTCGTCTGGGCTGGGCTTCTCCATGAGGATCCAAAGCTGGACTTCGCAACGGTGGAAGCACTCCTAGAGAAGTATCTCGAAGTGAATGCTGACGACGGCCTGGAGTCTGTCTATGGCTCTGTCGCGGCGGCATTCGATGAGAGCGGCTTGTTCGGGTTGAAACTCAAGAAAGAGAAGAGCGAGGAACCCACGCCCACAGAGAAAGAGAAAGAGACCATCCATATCGTGGAGTAACGCGCGTGAGCGAATCCACCATCGAAGCGGCTACTACGCTGGGGTACAAGATCGGCCTGCTTCCTGCACAGATTGAGAGTATGACTGTGCAGGAGTTGGTTGACGCTTTTCTTGGGTATCAGTTTCGGCTGAGGAACTACGTGAAGCCTCTCGCACTTCAGAGTTTCTACACGTCTGCGATGTTCTCGAAAGAAGTAACGTTCCCCGCGACGCTTGAAGTGTTTGAGCGTGTGTGCGGGGTTTACGAGAAGGACTAAGCATGGCCGTCGTTGGGTACGTCAAGGCAATCTTTCAGCTCGACGCTAAACAGGCGGAGCGAGAAGCGCAAAATTTTGCCAAAACCCTAGGCCGTATCGAGAGAGACATGGTCAAGGTGGGGAGGACCCTGTCCATCGGTGTTGGCGCCCCCCTCCTCTTACTCGGCAAGCAGTTCTATACTGCCGGGGTTGCTTCCGGTGCCGCCACTAACGAGTTTGCCCGCCTAAAAACTCAAGCCGACGCTCTCACAACCTCGCTAGGAAGCCAGCTCGCCCCTGTCATCAATGAAACTCTCGTCCCTGTTTTGTCTTCGCTGCTCTCCACTGTCGGAGACATGACCGAGGGGTTCGCCGAGTGGGACGAGGGCAACAAGAAGATCGCCGTGAGTCTGGCCGGCATGGCTGTCGCGGCAGGTCCGGTTATCTACACCATCGGCAAGATAACGGGCTTGGTGAAAGTGTTAGTGGGTGCCTTTACTGCGGCTAACGCGGCTATTGTCGTCGCAACCGCCGCATGGGCTGCGTACATGTACGCGGGCAGCAAGGCGTTGGAAGCTGTTACGGGTAAGGGGACTCTTGAAACGTTAAAGGGCGCTGCGAGCTTTTTAGGGTTCGGCGGTAGTGAGGGTAGTAAGTATGACGCTTCTAGCGAAATTGCGATTGAGAACGCGGAGATTGAGCGGCAATACCTAGCACAGCTTACGGAAGATCA